ACACAAATTATAGAAAGAGGTTTAATGTTATGCAAAGGTGCGTCAAAGAAATCATCAAAAAGATTGAGCGGCTGGAGAAACAAAAGAGAGATATATTGGCGGAAGAGCGAAGTATCTGTCGTGTAACATACCAAGGCGATAACGACAAGATAGAACACGCGTACTCGTTCTGTGATACGCGAAACAGGATTAGAGCGATTGACGATGAGGTCCGGTCCCTAAGACACCTCCTGCATCATACCAACTCAACCGTTATTGTCGATGAGTTTGACATGACCATAGGAGAGTGCCTGATTTATATGGCGCAGCTCAACGAGGAACGAAATGTTCTTGAGGATATGGCCAGAGGAGAGCAAAAAATAAGGCGTTCACTGATGGCCGGAACTGTTGAGTATACGGAGAAAAGATATGGGAACGACGAGTGCCATGCTCGCTTGGCAAATGTTCAGGAGACGATTGCGCGTCTTCAAATTGCGATTGATACGGTTAATTTGACGTACAAGGTTGAGGTGGCGTAGTCAATTTCCCGTACTACCTGTTTGGAAATTCTATTATAATAGGCTGGTGTTTTGGTTTAGTGTTATTGTTTTTTTGTTATTTTCGTATTGCGTAATTGTAAGGGTTTATAGTTGCGGTTGCGATTTGATGGAATGTTTTAACACGGGGATTATCAAGGGTAGTACAAAAACTTTCCCGTACAGGGAGCGGTTGAAGTATAGGGTTATATACCGCGCCTCTTTTCATAAGGAAAGAGTTATCAAAGTGTCTGTTGGGTGGCGGAATAGACTCGCCGCATAGGAATGTGTTGGCGTGGTAAAGCCGGCTGTGTCGTAAGCGACGCTCCGGTAATAGTAGACGCTAGTTACGGATGAAGGAAATGGTGCGTGATGTAGGGAAAAATAAAACACGGGTAAACCAGATAGTAACCCTCCACCAATCAATCCATTGTTATTGAGTAAAGTCCAAGTCCCAGTAAAGTGGTGCCGTGTCTGCGATGGAAGTCCATGTGAGGTGCAAATCCTCACCCCAACACCATATTCATAAAATAGAAAGCAAGGAGGAGAAGTAACATCAAAGAACAATATCTTAAAATAATAAAAAGCAAAGTAAAACGCGACGGCATTAACGATCTTATCAAATGGCTGGAGGGAAGCGATTTCTTCACAGCGCCGGCAAGCACGCGATATCACGGCAACCACAGAGGCGGGTTGGTTGAGCATAGCATCAATGTCTACAACCACCTTCTGAAGCTCAACAGTCTGTACGGGCTATGTACCGACGAGGAGACTCTTGCGATTATCAGCCTGCTGCACGACGTCACGAAGATTGGCTGTTATAAAGAAGACTTCCGAAATGTTAAGAATGACGACGGTATATGGGAGAAGGTTCCCTGTTTCACTTTTGATGAGAAGTTCGCGTTCGGCGGACACGGGGGCAAGTCTGTGTACCTCATTCAGAAATATATGTGGCTGACAGACGAAGAGGCTGCGTGTATCAACACACATATGGGAGCGTTCGACAGACCGACCGGAGATTACTCTGTATCGAGCGCGTTTGAGATGTTCCCGCTGGCTCTGCTGCTCCATACCGCCGACATGCTGGCGACTTGCATCGACGAGAAGAAAGCTACCGAGGTTGTTACGGAAAATAAAGACAATGAACTGGAAAAGAAAATCGAAGACATCTTAAGCTACTGTAAGAAAGCAATCGACAACGGTATAGATAAAGAGTTGGTCTATGCTGTGATTGCAGAAAACAATAACGAAAAGAAAAATCCAAACTCGATTAAAGATATTGAAGTCGCCGATAAGGTGATGACTGCATTGGAGGAGAAAATTACATGGTCAACCAAGAAAACAAAGAAAACGCAGAAAGCAACGTAGAACCACAGATTGAAACCATTTTTAACAGCGATGTCGTTCGCATTGAAAACTCTGAAAACATTGAAGTGTATGGCACAGAAGAGCAGCGCAGTGAGATGTTTAAGGACTGGGCGCTTTACTTCGGTGAGATAACCAACCCGGATAGCACCGTGGTCAATACGTTTTTCAAAGCGAAGTACGCGCCATTAAACGAAGTGCTGAACACCGTTAGACCGGTGATGAGCAAATACGGATTGTCAATCATCCAATCACCGTTTTTGACAAACGGAGACCCAAGCGTGAAGACAATCGTTGTACATAAGTCCGGTGGTATCATCGCCTTCCCTGCGGCTACAGGGAAAGCTACGAAAAGCGACATTCAGGGATTCGGAAGCACCGTGTCATACCTACGGAGGTTCGCTGTAAATGCTATCGCCGGCGTGATGGGCGAGGTTGACGACGACGGCAACTCTGCCGCGCAGAGCGCCAAGAAGGAGACTAGCAAAGAAGCCGACAACCTAAAACAGGTTCAAGGGAAAATCGTGACGGCGGCAAAAGAGAAAATTGAGAGCGGTATCAACAGAGAAGATGTTTATAACATCATTTCCGAAAATAATAAGGGTAATAACAACCCTAACAGCATTAAAAACATAGAAATAGCCAAAAAGGTATTGGCAAAAATCAAAGAACTTAAATCAGACATGGAGGAGAGCAAATGAATAAAGTAATATTTATGGGAAGGCTTACAGCTGACCCGGAGATGAAAACCACACAGTCCGGCGCTGTAATCTGCAATTATTCGATTGCGGTTGACAGGCGCTTTAAGAAGGAAGGACAACCGACCGCCGACTTTTTTAACTGCGTTGCTTTTAGCAAAACGGCTGAGTTTGTGAGCAAATGGTTCGCAAAGGGTAAGATGATACTGGTCGAGGGCTCGATGCAAAACAGAAGTTGGGATGACGACAAAAATAACAAACACTATAGAACCGAGCTAATTGTTGACAGCGTATATTTTTGCGGAGACAGAAAAACTGAGGAAACTTCTCCCAGCGGAAGCACAAACAACGCGCCAGCAGTCCCGGATATAGATGAAGATGATGACGGGGATCTCCCGTTCTAACTAAGCAGTACGTTCGAGAGGGCGATGCTTGGCATCGCTCTCTGTGTTAAGGAGCGCGAATTTTGAAAGATTTGAAATTTATCCTAGATGGATTTGAATGGTCATTCTCAAGGATTAACGCATATTGTACTTGTCCCAGAATGTTTTATATGTCGTATATCCAGTGCTTGGATAAGACCGGAAACGCCTTCGCCGAGTGGGGCAGCTTCGGGCATTACATACTGGAAAAGTATTTTCGTAAAGAGCTTGAGTTCTTTGAATTAAGTAATATATATTCGAGCGAATATGAAGGCAACGTTAAGGCGAGTTTCCCGCCGAATCCTTACGTCAACCTTAATCATAGATACTACGATGTCGGTAAAGAGTATTTTGATACGTTCGAAGGGCTGTTTGAAAAGGCTGAGATACTTGGCGTAGAAGAAGAAATACATATCAACATAGATAAGTATAAATTTGTTGGATATATCGACTTAATACTAAGGGACGATAAAGGGATTATCATCGTTGACCACAAGTCAAAAAGCAAATTCAAAAGCAAAAAAGAAAAAGACGAGTATTTAAGGCAGCTATATCTATATAGCATTCACATATATGAAAAATACGGAGAATACCCGTATATGCTGGTATTCAATATGTTCCGGGCTAATGAAATCATAGAAGAGAAGTTCGACATAACGGCATACGAGCTGGCGAAGGAGTGGGCGGTTGACACGATTGAAAAAATTTATAAGGATATGGATTTTAAGTCTAGTCAAGATGACTTTTTCTGTAATTGGTTGTGCTCATGCAATGCTCATTGCGCCTGTTCGGATAAATACATGGGATAAGCAAGAGGTGATAAGGTGCGCGATGCGATTGTTGAAGCGAAGAATAAACTAGGACGTCAGGCGGCGGAGCTGATTGCCGACGGACTGAAGATAAAAGAGTGGGACGGCAAAAAGGGGTTGTGCCCCTTCCATAATGAAAAAACACCATCATTCATTTGGTGTGATGACGATAAACGGAAAAAAGGAAATTTCTTTTACTGCTTTGGGTGTGGTAAAAAACTAGACTACATCGACTACCTGATGATGTCTGAAGGGATTACATTTCAAGAAGCAGCCAAGCTACTATGTGATAAAGCTAAGGTCGAATATACCTTAGTCGAGAAGGACCCACGGAAAGATAAGCTGTCTAGTTATAGATACCCCAGAGAAACAACCAAGACCGGCAGAGAAAAGGTAGAAGCATACCTTGCAAAAAGACATATCTCGCCAGACACTCTCGACTACGCAAACGTCCGTGAGAGCGACGATGGCGACATTACCTTTGAGTTTAGGGATTTGGATAATACCCTGTTGAGCGTTAAGTATCGTCCTTCAAGAGCGGTGAAAAAACGTCAGTCGAAGATGTACTTTCAAAAGGACGCTGATAACTGTCCGGCGCTATTCAACATGCAGAAGGTTGACATTACCAAGACGCTTGTGATTACAGAAGGAGAGATTGACTGTCTCTCGGTCATCGAAGCGGGTGTGACGAACTGCGTTTCAATTCCCTATGGGGCAAGCGATTCCAGATGGATTGACTTCAATTACGAGTGGCTGGAACAGTTTGAAAAAATTGTCCTGTGGTACGACAACGACAAAGCCGGCAAGAAGGCTGTCGTGGATGTGCTGCCGCGTCTCGGCAGACACCGTACATACTACGTAGAACCCGGCGAGGATGTTTTGGCGTTGCTCAAATCGGCATCCGAAGCCAGAAGAATCGCCAACGAAAAATGCGACGCAAACAATGTGCTGATAGCCTGTGGTAAGAACGATATCGTAAGGCTGATTGAGTCGGCCAAAGACCTCCCCAGCAAGAGATTAAAATACCTCATGGACTCTGAGGAGATAGATGCGCAGAACATGACGAAAGTCACTACGGGTTATAGAGAGCTTGATTCTAAGATATATGGAAACATAATGCCTTGCTTTAATATTATCACTGGTTATGCCGGTTCCGGGAAAAGTACCGTATCTACCACCATGTCAATCATATCCCCTGTTGAGAACGGGTATAACACGATGGTTTTCAGCGGCGAGCTGCACGAGGGGCAACTAAAAAACTGGGTGTTGAAACCGCTTGCGGGTAGAAATCATATGGTTGTATGGAAGAACCCCGGACAGCCGGATGGATATACGGTGACTGTTCAGGCGGCGAAAGCCATAAAGGACTATTACCACGACAACATCATCCTGTATTCAGACGTGGACGATCTGGAAACGTCTTCTAAATCTCTGCTGGACGAGATGGAGTATGCGTATAAGCGGTACAATACGAAGTTCTTTCTTATTGACAATCTAATGTGTGTGGATATCGCCTCTGTCGGACAGGATAGTAATACCCAATGGGATTCGCAAAAGCGGTTTATCAAACAGCTAATGAAGTTTACAAACAAGTATGAAGTTAATACAACACTTATTATTCACCCAAAGAAACCGGGGCAGAATAAAGAACGAAGCACATACGAGCTGCATGGGGCTTCGGAAATAGGCAACCTATGTCACAGGCTCTTTTGGGTGCTGCAATTAAAGGATGACCCAGAGGGGTATAATGCGGCGATAGAGTTGTTGAAGGACAGGCCAACAGCGAAGCAAGGGACCATGTGTAAGTTTCGTTATGACCGTCCGACGATGCGACTTTATAGCAGCGACGATGACCTACAAAGAAAATACTCTTGGGAGGATGGGTGTAACATAGATTATCCCGCCGAGTTAATCCCGAGACTGGTTTGTAACCAGAAGATAGAAAACATGGAGGAGGTGTTTGGGTAGTGAATTATACGGTTTATCATTTGCATTCAGACCTTAGTTTGCTTGATAGCGCAACGAAATATCAAGATTACATAGATAGAGCAGCGGAGCTCGGACAAACGGCAATCTGTTTCACAGAACACGGAAACATCTTCAACTGGATTGCCAAGAAGCAGTATTGTGAAGAGAAAGGCTTGAAATATCTGCACGGCGTAGAAATCTACCTCACGGAAACGCACGACGCAAAGGTGCGCGACAACTACCACACAATTCTTATCGCTCGTAATTTCGCCGGATTTTTAGAGTTGAATAGGCTGGTGGATATGTCGTCACAAGCCGACCATAAGTATTACAAAGACAGGATTAGCTTCGATGAGTTTCTAAAAATATCGGGTAATATCATTAAAATATCGGCGTGTATGGCATCCCCGCTCAACAAGCTGCCGGCGGATAATCCACATTACGAACGGCTCTTGCGGCACTATGATTATTACGAAGTACAGCCGCATATTAACTCTTATGAGCAAATTGAGTATAACAAAAGGCTGTATGCCCTGTCACAGCAATACGGCAAGCCCTTGATTGCCGGAACCGACACACATTCATTGGATAAATACAAAGCTGAATGCAGAACAATTCTTCAGGTCGCTAAGAATATAGTTTTCTCTAACGAAGACGAGTTCGATCTGACATATAAGAGATATAATGAAGTGGTAGAGATGTTTAGAGCGCAAGGTGCGTTACCGGAAGACGTCTTTCTGCAAGCGATAGAGAACACAAATGTCATGGCAGACAGCGTTGAGAGCTTCGAATTAGACTTGTCTTTCAAATACCCTAAGCTGTATGAAGACGAGGAAGCGGTGTATCTCGAAAGAATTAACCGCATGTATAAACAAAAGCTGGCAAACGGTGTTATACAAGACAATCCAAGATATGCTGAAGACATCAAGGAAGAGTTTGCCGTATTTAAGAAGCTAGGTATGATTGGGTTTATGCTGTTTATGGCTGAGATGGCTGAGTGGTGCGAGGAAAATGGCATACCCAAAGGCCCTTGTAGGGGTAGTGTCGGCGGTAGTACGGTAGCTTATCTAACGGATGTGACAGATGTGGACCCGTTTGTTTGGGGAACTGTCTTTAGTCGCTTCTGCAACGAGGACAGGCTTGAAATCGGTGATGTCGATGTGGACCATGCGCCCGACGACAGAGAAAAGGTCTACGAGTACATCATTAACCGTTTTGGAAAAGACAACACGGCATATATATTGACTACGGGAACTATAGCGGAAAAAGGAACGATTGACGAAATCGGCAGAGCATTTCATTACTACTGGAAAAAAGAAAACGAAGGCAAGAAAGAAACAGAGAGCCCATACCATATTGACCGAATGGCTCGAATAAAAGCCGAGTTTGAGAGCGACACGGAGGAGACAAGACAAAAGTATGAAGAGATATTCTATTATTTCGACGGGCTTCTTGGCGTCGTGATTTCTCAAGGAATCCATCCTGCCGGAATGGTGGCGAGCCCGGTTACGTTACCAGACAACTACGGCACATTTTGGAGCGGCGAAAAAAGAGTAACTTCAATTAACATGGAGGAAATTCACGAGGTTTCCCTTGTGAAGTATGACATTCTGGGGCTTAAAAACATCGGGGTCATCAGAGATACGTGCAAACTGGCCGGACTTCCGTATCCGAAATCGCACACCATTGACTGGAATGATTCCGCCGTATGGGAAGACGTTATAAAGTCGCCGGCAGGTCTATTCCAGTTTGAATCACCGTTTGCGTTTGATAGTCTGAAGAAGTTTGAGCCACGTAAGATTAACGATATGTCTTTGGTAAACGCAGCAATACGTCCTTCAGGAGCATCATACAGGGATAGGCTGTTTGCTAAGCAAGTAAACAAAAACCCATCAGAAATAATTGATGAGGTACTAAAAGATAATGATGGGTATTTGTGTATTGGTGAGAATGAAGATATTTGTACACCTACGGGCCCGGTGAAAATCAAGAATATTTTGGTTGGGGATAGTGTATATACACATAATGGTATTAGGAGAGTTAAGGGGAAATTTGATAATGGCGTTCAAGACGTATATGCGCTTAGGTTTTTAGGAAGAGAGATAAAACTGACAAATGCGCACAAAGTATTGACACATAAAGGGTGGTTGCCACTGTCTCAAATTAGTGTTGGGGATAGTGTTGCTTACCATCTCGGGAATCAATCAAAAATAACACATAACGAATCTTTGTTAATGCTTGTCGGGTGGTTACTTGGCGATGGCGGATTGACAGTATCAAATTGTATTAAGTTTACAAATCAGAGTTATGATGTGACTTTAGCTTTTAGAAGGGCTGTAGAGGCGTTCGATCCATCGTTAACAACGTCTATTACCAATAGAACTTCAAGAGTGAATAAGCTAGATTTATTTCTTAGTGAAGTGAGGTTTGTAAAAAACTCCAAAAAAGCGAAATCGCTCACTTTAAAGCTCAGAGAGCTTGGCTTGAAATACGACGAGGGCGGTGGATGTGCTGCAACTGAGAAGTTTATACCTGATTTTTTGTTTGGGCTTAGTAAGGAGAGTTTGTTGATATTTTTAGGCGCATATACAGATACTGACAGTAACCTGCCAAACATTAGCACCCCTTATCTTACTTATAAGACAGCATCAAGTAGACTGGCGTATGGACTTCAAGAGATTATAAGACTAATTGGATACTCAGCAAACGTAAGCAAGGCGGAAAACGCTTATCATATTGGTGTTAACTCGGCTAGAGGATTACTGCTTGAATTGCACCAACACAGTTACAAGGTTAGGCGTAGGTGGGAAGTTGATAGGCTTACAAAAAGTAACAAGATAATATACGGAGGGAGAGTTTTAAGGCAATATGTTATAGACTGGGTGGTTGAAAATAAATTGTGTAAAAAGGATGTATGGCGAAATACCGGTGTCCAGCTGTGCGCAAAACATAAGTATATTGCCGCGAGTGCCGTAGAAAGGATAGCGTTATATTACTCTCTTAGTTACCCATTCGATATTAATCGTAATACGGAGTGGGTGGTCGTTGATGAAATATGTTATCAAGGTGCGTCTAATGTGTTTGATATAGAGGTTGAAGATGTTCATAATTATGTTTGTAATGGGGTGGTTGTGCATAATTGCTTCCAAGAAGACACCATTAAGTTCCTCAAAGACATCTGTGGCTTGAGCGGCAGCGAAGCGGACAACGTAAGAAGAGCAATAGGGCGTAAAGACGAAGAGCGCCTAAACGCCGCTCTCCCGCAAATTCTTGACGGGTATTGTGGGATGTCTGATAAACCCAGAGAAGTGGCTGAAGCGGAAGCAAAAGAGTTTATTCAGATTATCGAAGACTCCAGCAGATATCAGTTCGGACTTAATCACAGCACAGGTTATTCAATGATTGCTTACATGTGTGCTATGTTGCGGTACTATTACCCGCTGGAGTTTGTAACGGCTTTGCTGAATAATGCAGACAACGAAAGCGACATTATTTCCGGCACCGAGCTTGCTCAAATGAAAAAAATCAAAATCAAACCAATCCAATTCGGTTATTCAAGAGCGAAATATATGGCAGATAAAGAAACAAACTCCGTATACAAAGGCATCGAGTCAATTAAATACTGCAACACTGCCATTGGCGAAGAGTTGTATCGCATGAGGAATAAATTATATGAGTCGTTTATGGAGTTGCTATATGACATTAATGCTATTGATATAAACTCACGTCAAATGGATATATTAATAAAGCTAGACTACTTCAGAGTTTTCGGCAACAGCAAATACCTACTCAAGCTAAGAGATATATTTGATTATTTCAAACAAGGCAGCGCAAAGCATCTTAAAAAAGACAAGGTGAACGACCCGATTCTGAAAAGCATTATTGAGCGACACAGCAGACAAACTGAAAAAACTTACCTTGACCTTGACACACGAAGCATTCTCTATGAGGTTGAGCAGTATATGAGTGCGCAGGACATCAGGGACTTTTCGCTCAAAGACAAAATCGCGTTCCAGAAGGAGTTCCTTGGGTACATAGACATCCAGACCAACAACCCTGAAGACAAGAACAAACTCCTCGTCGTCTCTGTCACACCGCTTAAAAACAAAAACAAATCAAAAGTATGGGGTTACAGATATAAAACTGTTGCGCTTGCAACCGGTAAAAATTCAGAGATAACGATATGGGCAAGCGACTACGCAAGTAGGCCCGTTCAAGAGTTGGACACTATTTTTGTGAAGAGAGAGTGGCTTGAAAAGAAAGAGTGGAATGGGTACATAAACATCTGGGCGAATAACTATCGGATTATTGAGAGCGGGGTGGCGTAGCTGAATATTATCTACCGTATTTATTACGACTCGCCGGACGAAATAGAAGGGAGAGATATAGAATATGCTAACCAAAGACCAACGCGCCGCCATCCGTGCGCGGTGTGAGGCGGCAACGCTAGGGCCGTGGGAACTACTGCGGGTAAAGACCGTTGGCATAAATGGAGATTGGTTTTTGATTGATGAAAAAACAAGACTTGCAATAATCGAAAAATCTGATGCAAACGCCGATTTCATCGTCCACGCCCGTCAGGACATCCCCGCTCTGTTGGACGCGCTGGAAGACGCGGAAGCAGAAAATGAGGCACTATTTGAAACACACATAGCCCACGAAGCGGCAATCATGAGTAATTGCCAGTGCAACTACTGGAAACACCGCGCTGGGGCATCAGAGAAAGGACTAGATTATGGAGTCAGTAAAGAAGATATTTGATGAACTTCAAGCTACGAACGGTAAGAAAGAAAAAGAAAGCATTATAAGAGCAAATCAGGATAATCAAGCATTCAAGGATACATTACACTTCTTGCTTAACCCGTTTATTACAACCGGTATATCAGCTAAAAAGCTAAGTAAGCAAGTCCCACGGACAAGAACGCATTTTATAAATGGGTTCGCTGTGATGAAGTATTTACAGGAGAATAACACCGGTACTGATATGGTAATTGCCAGTGTTCAAGGGTTTATTAATCGACAGACCGATGATATGAAAGAATTTTACAGAGCCTTGTTTACCAAAAGCATACGCTTAGGTTGCGCAGCCAGTACAGTCAACAAGGTTTTAGGAAAAGGATTCATCCCTCAGTTTGAGGTGATGTTAGCGGAGAAGTTTATTGACTACATTAATATGGTCGAAGGAAGAGATTTTAGTGTTACTCTGAAGCTTGATGGTATTCGAGCGGTTGCCGTTAAAGATGGCGACAGCGTAAAAATATTTAGCAGACAAGGGCAACCGATAGAAGGATTAGTTGATATTGAAACAGAGTTACTTGGACATTATTTGCAAGATGTCGTTCTTGACGGCGAGTTACTCATCGCGGACACTGACGGAGTTCCAAGTAAAGTACAGTATAAAAAAACAACGAATATCGTTCGTAAAGACGGTGAAAAGCATGGGATAAAATTTAGAGTGTTTGACTACTTGTCATTATCTGAATTTACCAATCAGTTTTCAAAGAAAGCATATGTTGAACGCAGGACAGCGCTTGAGAGGGACTTCTCGCATATGGAGTATATTGAGGTTCTTCCCGTTCTATATTCTGGTAATGACATATCAAAAATATATGAAATCCTTGACAAGGCCAGAGCTGAGAGCCAAGAGGGTTGTATGGTTAATATGAATGATGCCCCATATGAGTTTAAGCGAACTAAGAATCTTCTCAAAGTAAAGACTATGCAGGATTGCGATTTGAGGATTGTAGGCTTCGAGGAAGGGCGAGGGAGGCTGTCGGGTACGCTTGGCAGGCTTAATGTTGATTATAAAGGGAATGTCCTTGGAGTCGGCTCAGGATTTAGTGATAAACAGCGAAAGTGGTTTTGGGATGATCAAGATAAGTTGGCCGGTCGCGTCATAACGGTTCAGTATTTTGAAGAAACAAAAGACAAAAACGGGAAACCATCATTAAGATTTCCGGTATATAAAGAACTGCGTGAGATAGATAAGGAGGTAAATTATTGAGATTTGAGTTTGAGAATTTTCTAAAAGACCGTAAAGAGGTCTTCTGTAATTATCGGTGCCGGCATGGTGACGGGAGAGTAGTTAATATAGTCGCCGAAGACTATGATGACGAGTGTAATAGATGTGGCGCTGCTATAAATAAAACTAAACCAAAGGTAAGTATTAACCCGTGTGATTACTGTGAAATATCTGAGTTCATCAGAGAAATTCGAGATTGTGACGTGGTTGTTGGATGATATTTTTCGACATGGACTCGCACTCATGCACCGTAGAAGTACATACAGGGAACCATGTTCAGCGAGAACAGATAAACGCACCCAAAATGATGCTTCAAGCCAAGTTTGTTCAGCTTATGGATATGGCTGGTCGAAGCCCAAGTCCAATGAAGGTGAAAATTATTAAGGAAGAAAAGGTCTGGGATCCATTAATCCAGACGCATAAACCCTTGGAAAATTTTATGGAGTTCAGAAATAATACTTGGGAAAGAGCATACAAACAGGAGGAAAATTTTGAAGAGTAATACATTACGAAAAGTATTGTCTAATATTCTATGGATATTTGTTTTCGGGTATATATTGATATGCTTAGCAATGTCTCCGTTATTGCTTGTTGAGGTAAACAAAGTACGTATAGAAGTAACCGCACTGGATACAAGAATAGACATATTAACAGATGAAGTCAGAACAATAAAAGAAGAAAATAATAAATTGCATGGATTGTTAGATAGAGCAAATAGTAGAGAAACAGTAAATTACGGAATTATGGATTTGAGTTATTCAAACCAAGACGATAATAAAGATTTGGAGTTCTTAGGTGAGTGGCGGATTACAGCTTATTGTTCATGTGAAAAGTGCTGTGGGAAATGGGCGAGTTCTAAATACAGACCGGATGGAATTGTCCGAGGAGCATCTGGGGAACAGCTTATCCCCGGCGTATCGGTTGCTGCGCCGGCATCGTTAGTGTTTGGGACATCTATTGAAATAGATGGGTTAGGAGAATATATCGTTCACGACAGGATGGCTCAATGGGTCATAAAGAAACACGGAAACACAATTGACTTATATATGGAAGACCACAAAGAAGCACTTGAATTTGGGGTAAGAATACTGACGGTCTATTCTTTACAAGCAGAGGGCGGAGGCGATGTATAGCGTAGAATGCTTGGAGCGCGGGAAATGGGTGGTTAAATGCAAAACCACCCACATAGATAAAACACAATTCAAGTCGATTGCAAATTGCGATCAATACCAATACCGGATAATGAAAGACGGTAAAGACATAACTGAAAGGTACAAAAAGGATAGGAAGGTGTGCAAAAATAATAATTGAGAGAAAGTGGGCGATGCCAAACAAATGGACATTCACAATAAAGCCGATAAAAGAACTCTTAAAAGAAGAAATTACAGATGGCTTATGGATAGACCCATTTGCAGGAGAGCATAGCCCAGCAGAAATAACGAACGACTTAAACCCAGACCGACCTACTACATACCACATGAACGCATTGGATTTTCTGAAAAC